GTTGCGAGCTTTGCTGGCAAAGTTGGGGTACTGACGAATCAGCCCCATGTTGTGCGCAAAGGCTTCTGGGTCTTGCTTGACGGCCTGGAGGTCGATCACCAGCCTGCTGGTCAGCGGATCCTCGGTTTTCTTTACTGCGGTCGGCAGGCGGGTGCTGACCAGGTTGGGGCCGGGCGGGGCTCCAGTTGGGATCCCGTCAACAGCTTGGATACTCAGGCCAACAGGCAAATTCTTCGGAAGTAGTTTTGCGGCCTTCACAGTGCCAACAGCGCCCGGCACCATGCCAAGCACAGCCCCACCAGCTTGCAGCGCGGCGGTGCCATAGTTGCCTTGCTTGGCAGACTCAACCGCCTCGCCACCCATGATGGCGGCCTCCTCTGTTTGCATGGTGGTGCCCAGGAATGGCACAACGTCTGCCAGGCCCATGTTCAGTGGTAGGTTGCTACTGGGGCCGCCAATGATCGATTGAGCGTTCTGACGGGCTTTGTAGCGGTTCATGCCCAAGCCCTCAAACCCGGCCTGCAAGAAGTCAGACAGGCGCTGCCTGATGGTTGGGTCAAATGGCTTGATGCTGTCTACGGGGCCACCACCACCGGCATCGGTCATGGTCTGGCTCGGGCCAGCGGCCAGCAGCACATCACCCGGCTGGGTGCCAGGTGCAACCTGCTCTGGCATGTCGGGCTCAACAGGTGCGTCTGGGAATTGGACAGCGGTCAAGGCCGACAGGTATTTGTCCTCAATCGAGCTGTAGGCCATCACTGATTCCCTTCTGCTTGTTCAAGTAGACGTTTGATCTGGGCGATCTCACGTTGTTTGTTTTTGTCGTTCCCTACCTTGCGCTCCAAAGCTGGCAGCGAGTCGCGAGTGATGGGGCCATTGATCCATGGCTTCTTCTCCCAAACCTCGGTCAATGATCTCTGTGCAGCCTTGGCCTGCTCGGTATTGCGTCTGGCCTCCAGATCCTTGGACACTTGCTCAAGTATTTGCCTGGGCTGCAACACCTTGCCTTCTCTTATGGCCTGGGATTGGATCTGCAAAGCATTGGCGCGGAGCTGCTGCAAGCGCTCAAACTCTTTGCCCTTGGGGTCGATCACAGTGACCGACCCTGGTGATGTCGGTATCCCCGCGAGCCTTGCCAAGCCGGTATCAATGTCTCGCTGGTCGCGGCGGTCTTCACTGGTCAGAAGCTTCAGTGCAGACACCTTCTGCTTGCCGCTCAAGGTAGAGTTGTTGAAGATCTGATCTGGGCTGGTGATGGTGCCCTCATAGATCCCGCGCAATGTGTTGAACTCTGCGATGGGGTTGCCTTCCTTGTTGGGCTCCAGCAGGTCTTTGAGCACGCCCAGTGGCACCGCATCTGGCTGGCGCTCGGCGATGCCAACAATCTGAGAGATCAATGTCTTGCGTTGAGCGTTGCCCTCTGGAAGCGCCAAGGCCTTGTCATACAGCGGCACAAACTCAGCCACGGCCAGGCGCTTGTCTTCAACACGTTGGGCATCTTGCACCGACTTGCGGTTGTTGAAGGCCACCATGTAGTTGGCCACCACCTTGGCCTTCTCATCATTTGGCATGCCGGCAAAGACATCTTTCATCTTGCCAACTTCACCAGTTTGCAGCATGGTCAAGCCCTGGCTGAAGTCGGGCGTGAATTCCTTGCTGGTCACAAACGCGCTGACAGCGTTGACCTTGGCGGTCTTGAGAGCGGCCTCAAATTTGTCGCTGTACGTCTTTTGCAAGCTGGCATCGCCAATCAGCAAAGCGCTGGTGTTGATGGTCTGTCGAAAGACATCGGCCAGGTCATCAACTGATCGAACCGTTGGAGACACAGATTTGGTGCCGTCGCTCTCGTAGTACGTTTGCGTGTTCTTCGTATCGAGCCAATATCCTCTTGAGACAGCGGCCTCCAGCAGCCTGGTGCTGTTGTCAAAGTCGCGGTCAAATTTGATGATCTGCGCTTGCTTCTGGCGCTTGATCTCGGTTTCAGCAGCCTTGGCCAGCACGGTGTTGCCCATGGTCGCGATGGTGGCGCGGAACTTGAGCGAGGCCTCTGGATCCACCCCGGCCAAGCTCTTGCTGTACCCATCCATCATGGTTGCAATCTTGTTCTGCACCTGGCTGGTTGTGGCCATGCCTTGCTCAACAGCGGTGAGCATGACGGTCAGCTCGTTGCGTGCTTCAGCCTCAAAGTTGCTGGACACCTCAAACGCCCTGGCTTTGCGCACGGCCTGGTCATAGATGTTGAACTTGCCACCCAACTGCAACGGCGCTGGGTTGCCATCCTTGGCCGCTCGCAATTGCTCATCGGTGATGGGATTGTTCGCCACATATTGAAAGCCAGCCTCCTGTGCGGCCCCCTTGGCGATGCCAAACAGCGTGCCGCTCAATCGGTCAAGCGACTGGGCAAGCGTGTTCTGGTAATTGGCTGCAGCCTGCAGGCCAACATACTGGACTTGTGGTGCTTGCACGCTGGGTAACACAGCACCAGGAATGCCGACATTTTCAACGCGGCCAGATTGAAGCAATGGTAGATCGGCCATTATGTTGGTGTCCTTGTCTGTGCGAAGCGCAGCACGCCTTCGCCAAATGAGATGCCAGACAGCATGCCGCCAGACTTGGCAGCAAACTCACCAGCCAGGCGCATTTGCTTGGCCTGAGTCTCGGCTGCGTTCATGGTCAGATCAGCCTGCTCCTTGGCCGCCAGCACCATGGCGCTTGCATCTTCATAGCCCAGGATCCGAGCGGTCAAAGCATTGAGGTTTGTGACTCCCACGTCCCGGTATGTGGCCCCCACGTTGGCGGCCTGGACAGATGCTGCGGATCCCTCACCAGCGACTATCCCGTTGGCAGCAGCTCGCGCACGCACGGCAGCGTTGGCACGCTCCATTCCCCGCAGCAATGTGTTGCCAGCGATGGTGTAGTTGAGCGCCTGCATCTCGGCTTGCTTGAGCTTGCGGCCAGCTTGAATTGATGCATACTTCTGATCTTGATCGGTGCGGATCTGGGCCAAGCGCAGGGTGTCAATTGCCTGGACTTCGTACATGGCCTGCTGGTAGTACCCGGCAGCCTGTTGCGCACCGGCCTTGGCAATGTCGGCACTGAGTTGCATATATGGCGATGCCGCGTTAAGTACCCCAGTTGCGGTATTGAGCAGCTTTCCACCGGCATCCAAGATGTCGTTGAAGGTGATGTCAGTGCTTGAATTGACACCAGCATCAGAACCAGAATCGAATGCTGGTGTAGTTGATATTGTTAAGTCGGGATCCATCATGTGCCTCCTGACACGGCAACCTTGTACTCAAGGCCCAACAGGGTCATCTTGAGCGGCAGGCTTTGTGATATTTCAACAGTGGCTTCGCGGGAATACCCAAGCACGCCATTGACCCGCTTGATGCCGGTGAACTCTGGCTCTGGGTCATCCAGCAGCGGGTTGTCGAAAGTTCGGAAAGGCACAGGGTTGTTGTTCAATGCAATGTGTTGGGTGTCGTTGACCACCGCATTGATTTCGACAATGCGCTTCTTGAACCCCAGCCTGGTGCCGGTCTGCAGCTTGATCTCGACAGGCATGGTCTTGGCATAGACGGTGAACGGCAGGCCAACCTCGTAGCTGGTAGTGCTGGCACGGTCAAAGGTTACCGAGCCGCCACCGCTCACGGTCTCATTACCCTGTGGCACGCCATCGCAGATGACGTTGAGTGCCTTGCCAATGTGCGGCAAGCTGCTGGCGCTTGCAGCGGCACCGCCGACAAACGCGCAGTCAGTGAATCGATCAAAGCTGAAATACTCGACAAAGTATCTGTCGGTGCCGTTGAACGTGCGTTTGACAACCGCATAGATGTCAGTGACATCCACGCCCACATCTCTGAACACACCATCTGTGATGAACTCAGACGGGGCTGTTATTTGCTGGCTGCGCATGATTGAAAACACAGCCATGGTGCCATCGTCGGTGTTGACCATCATCAGCAAGTCGCCCTCATCGGTGCTGGTTGCCCGGCGCAGCGCCATGCGTGATGGAGTCTTGAGCAAGTGGCCAGACAACAATGAGATGCGAGTTGTGACGTATGTGAGCTGTGTGTCGGAAAACAGGAACTCGTTGAGCGATTTGCCTTGGCGCTGGATATAGACCGATCCAGATTCCAGGGATTGCACGCGAGTGCCGGTCTTGGTGCCATTGCGTGACACGGCCTTGAATGTCAGCGTCAGCGGGGTGATCGGCTCAGTGCCAGATTGAGGCACATAAAACTCGCCACCAGTGGTGAACACTTGCAGGTCACGGCCAGAGATCATGTCAACAATGACATTGAGCGAGCTGGTGTCCAGCGTTGCCTCAACAGCATCATCGTCCAGCGACTCACTCGCTTCGAACTCATAGAACAAGTTGATCTTGCTGCCCCAGATCGTGGATGGCCGAGACTTGGATCCACCAAAGTACAGGCGACCCTCGTGGAAAGTGACCGTGCGTGGCCAGCCTTTGCCGGAGCTCCACACGTCCTCATAGCCCGACTCAATCTCCCAATTGCCCTGGGCGATGTTGGCTGTGCTGAAGAAAGGGTACTCAACGACAGCATTAACCTTGGTGGCGCTGGTGTACTGAATGATGCGAGCGCGGCCTTGTGGGGTCGCATTGATGTACTGCCCAACGCTTGCTGCACTGAAGGCAGAATTCTGCGATGTCAACTCGACATTGCCAGACACAGCGCTTGGTGTCAGATGGCCAGCAGACAGCGTGGTTGAGCTGGTGACAGTCATCGTGAAAGCGTATTTTGGGATGCTGTCAAACGTGATGGTGGTCATCGTCCAGTCAGCATTTGTGGCACCGCGCACCAACTTCACCGGCTGCAGGTCAGGGTGAACAATGATCATGGTGTCTGCACTCTGCGTCCAGCAGATGTCGGACAGCATGGCCCCGGTGATGCTGGTGGCCAGGTAGTCATTGGCACCACCATTGATGGCAGTAATTTGCACGCCATCCTTGAACACATACATGCGCGACGGGGTGAAGCACAGCATGTAGCTGTCATCCACAGAGAACTCAAACGGCACCAGGCGCACGCCATTGGCCGCGCTTGGCGTGCTGCTGTTGGGCAGCTCTGCCAGGTACTTGAGGCCAGGCCTGCGTCGAAGGCCGCCCTGGGGCTGCACAACCACATTGGTGGCCTTGGACAGAGCATTGTTGTACTGTGCCAAGTCCACCCGCGAGCGCAGCAAGGGGTCGAGCTCCCCTGTGCTGAAGTTGGTCTGGATGTCTACAAAGCGCGGCATCAGCCCCTCACTGCGATCAAGCTGTAGTCTTCGATCACCCTGGTCGGGGTGCCTTGGCCATCGATGTTCATGGCCGTGCGCATGTACCCGCCGCGGCCATTTTCAGCCGGGTCACCCACAGCCACGCGCTGCCAATACACAGCTCGGTCTGATTGCTCGGTGATAGGCATGGCCAAGTGCCAGGACAGCATGTACTTCATCAGTTGGACAAAGTACTGGGGCATTGCGTACTCGCCAATGCTGTACTGGTAGTCGATGTAGACGCTGGTCAGATTGGTGAGCAGCGCATCGCCCTGGATCTCCCACTCCTTTTGGACTGGGCTGCCTTGGGCCGAGCTGTTGTACACAGCCCTTGGGTTATTCAGACGGTCGCCAGGCAGTTGATACTGGTAGCGCCACACGCTGGTTGGTGCCGTCACCAACTGAGCGAGTTGTATTTTCTTGGTGTTGAATGTCCACGGGTACACCACCAGGGTGGAGTCGCGGATGTCTGGATACAGACGGTCGCAGGTGCTTGACTCGTCGGTGCCATCATTGAATGAGCTGATGGCCTTGGCACCCAGCATGATGAGTGCATCTGAGCAGATTGTGATCCCGGTATCGCCAGCAGCCATGTGAACCCCTTAATGTGAGAAAGGCCAACCCTTAGTTGCCCAAGAGTTGGCCCGTCTATTTGGACTCCGTTTAATCAGTGTCCGTTGCAGTCACGGTCACACCGTCAGTGATGTCAACCACGCCAGAAGCGTTGCTGTTCACATAGGCGGTGGACATCACAGGGGTGCCGCCCGTTGCCGAGTAGCAGAAGATGATGTCGCCAACCTTGAGGATGGATGCAACCGAATTGAAATACCCAGAAGCGCGGATCACACTTTGTGCGTCAGTGCTTGCGTAGGTATAAATTGCGGGAGCATTGCCAGCCTTGGATTGACCGCCAACGGCATTAAAGCCAGTAGATGAAAAAGCCATGTCAGTCTCCTAGATTAAGTTTCACGGCAGGTGATCTTGACGATACCTTCGTCATCGATGGCCACAGCACCAGCACTGAAGACTTCATTCACCAACCAAGAGGTCTTCTCGGCGATGTAATTGATCTCGGTGCGCATGCCAATGCCTTCGCCGTAGCCCACTGCGTCCTTGTGGAACGCAAAGCAGGTGCGGTCGAGGGAACCGTCGATGGGCAAGCCACCTTCGGAGCGGTCACCCAACACATGGAACGTGAAGCCCAAGTAGGTGTTGATCTCGCCTTGCACCAGCGCTTTGACGCTGTTGAAGTCGGAGCTCGTCACGCTGGTTTCGGACAACAAGTTGGACAGGCCGTTGGCGTGGATGATGATGTGACGGCCATCAGGCGGCACATTGCCCTTGTCCAACAGACGTTTCGCTTCGCGCAGCTTGGCGATGTTCATGTTGGTAGTTGCGCCACCAATGCTGTTGGCAACAGTCAAGCTGGTGCTGGAGCCGTTGAGGGCATCCAGAATCATTTGGTCTTGACGGCGGCCCATGGCACCAGCCACGACTTGCACCAGTTCTTGGCGCTCATCGAAGTTGACTTTGGCTTGGGAGAAGATGTCGCTGTACTCTGCAGCGTTGAAGTCAGCCAATGTCAAAGTGACAGTGCTGAAGCCAACATTCAGAGGGGTGACATCAGTTTGGGGGACGCGAACAGTGGCAACGCCACGGCCCACTTTGGGGAACTTAACAGTTGAACCTTCGACTCCACGACGCTGGCGAACCGCCGGAACCAACATTGCCTTACCTTGGTAGGCTTGTTTGACTTCCGCGTCGAAGAGGGTAACGAAGGCATTGCTTAAAGAAATGCTCATTTGGATACCTCATTCGGTTGTTGAAAAAACAGGGTTCTCGCGCCGGTGAGCCTGAGAATCAGGGCCGAATGCTTGCTGGTTGCGCCAGCCAATCGTCAGCATCCGCTGCGGTAAGGGTCGGTTGCCCGGTGGGCCTTGGGCGCATTGTATGGCTTTTTTACAACAGCGCAACCCCCCGCTTGATCTCTGGACAAAAAAAGACCCGGCACCTGGCCGGGTCAAATGGCAACTGCCTTTTGGGCAGACCTTGGATTATTGGACAAATTGCTGGAACATGCGCTCGACCTTTTGTCGGTAGCCTGGATCGGTCTTGTATTTCGGATCGTTGACCATTTGGTAGAGCTCCTCTTTGGACGGTGCTCCCTCGATGGGCGCTGAATCGATGGGCACCCGACCCTCGTAGGCCTCGCGGATCTTGAGCAATGCACGCATGCCCTTGGCCGTGCCACCCATGATCTTGAACTCTTCAAAGTCATCTTTGCCCCATACGCCCTTGTTGACCAGGCCGCGAGCCCAATCAACCATGCCGTTGATCACTGCTTGGCCATTTGGCCCAAGCGCCTTGATCTCCGCTTTGGTGTCAATGGCTGGGCCTGCTGACTCCTCGGCGATAGCCATGGTGCGCTGTGCGAGCTCATCAAATGCTGCCTGCGGCAAGCCCCACTTGGCTGCAAACTCTGTGAGCGCCCCAGCCACCGGGCCTTCACCCAGCGTTGCGGTATCGTATTTGCCGCCTTCTGGTGCCTTGTGCTTGCCCTGGCTGATCATCTTGCGAAGATCGCCCCAGGACTTGGCAATGCCCTCCAGATCGGGCTCATTGGAGTCCTTCTTCCAGAAGTTTTCTGGCCAAAAATCTGGCCGCTCTAAAGGCTCATCAGGTTCGGCTGCGCCTGCTGGGGTGGCCTTGTGGTCAATCTCGACCTTTTGTGAGTTGTCTGCTGGCTTGGTATCGTCGGTCACTTGCACGTTGTCAAGTAGGCCGGTTTCACCGGGCTCGACTGTTGCTGTATCGCTCATAGTTTCCTTGCTTGGTTAATCCGCGCCTCGATGTCCCTGATGACGTTGCGTTGCCCTTCGGCAAAGAACGCATGCGAGGGGTCTGTGCCCGGCACGGCGATGGGCACATTCACATACATGTCGCGCATCCAGGCCAGCAGCTTCTGGCCATCTTCGTCGCCAAAGACGCGCAGCATCAGGCGCGAGAGATCATCTCGCTTTTGATCGACATCGCGGATGTCGGTGTTCTGGCCAATGGCATCGAGCTCGTCCCAGCTCATGCGGGTGCCCCGGCAGGCGCTGGCAGGGCAGCAGCGCCACCTTGCATTTGCTGCATTTGCATTTGTGCGGCCATGGCCTGGGCTTGCTGGGCCTGGCGCTCTTCAAGCAGGAATGCACGCTCCGCAGCGTCATTGCGCAGCGCTGCAGGCACGCCGAGCTTCTCGCCCAGGTAATCGATCATGTCGCCAAATTTCACGGCCACAGTGCCCTCTGGCCCCATCTGCTGGGTCAGTTGAGCAAACTGCATCACTGCGTTGATCTCATCCATGGCCTGCGCGTTGGCCAGCGGTGCCACCGGGGTGACCTTGACCTCCAGCCCATTGACGCGCAGGGGCAGATCAATCAGGCCGCGCTCGTCCATCACTTCCAGGATCTTGGCCACCAGCGGGATCATGGTCTCGTTGATCAGACGGCCAAAGGCTGAACCCAGGTTCTGCGAGAGCTCCTTCATGCGCTCGACAATCTCGGTGGCCGACCGGGCGCTCATGTTGTCGGGCGGCAGCGACTCATCCAGCAAGATGCGCTTGACGTTGGAGCGCAGATCATTGATCACAAGCTGGGTGACGTTGAAGTCGCCAGAGCGGGGCAGGGCTTGCAAAGCCGGGCCTTGGGGGCCACCGTTCCTGGCCACCGGGATGATGGCACCAGGCACGATCTTGACCGTGTTGGGATTGAGCACACCGTCATCAGCCGCCGTGTAGACACCAGACACCGCCAGGCTGGCGTTCTTGAGCAGCAGCTCGATGGTCTTGTTCAGCGTCTTGATGTCGGGCAGGGCGGTCATCAATGGGCCACGGCCATAGATCTCACCGGCCACCTTCATGTAGCGCGAGATCACCCAGGGTGAATACGTCTTGCGCCGGTAGACCAGCTCCTCCTTGGATGTTTTGTCGATGACGTGGTAGCAATAGTCGCCACGCTTGTGGTCATAGATGGTGGCTTCCAGCAGCTCGATGTCATCGGTTGGCTTGTGCTCGATGCGCCTGGCCATCTCGTCAGGGATCTTGGCATCTGGCCACTGGCGCTGGATGCTCTCACCCTTCATGCGCATGCGCCGGTAGACGTTGTCCACCTGCCCATTGGCACCCTCCTCGTAGCTCACCAGGAAGAGCGGCACGGGGATGAAGTTGAGCGGGGAGACATCGTCGCCAGGCTGCACCATCATGGCTGCGGTGCCCACGGCCAGGTCGAGCAAGAACTCGCCCATGGCAATGTCCAGGTTGGACTGCCGCAGCACAGCGAACATCTTCTCGTTGTACAGGTCGAGGATCTGCTGGGCCTGGCTTCTGCGCTCCATGGGGATGTCAACGCCGGGATCCAGGCGGCACCATTTGCGTTGTGGTGGAAATACCACAGACTGCAATCTGTTTGCAAACCGTTGGGTGCTGTTGATTGCTGTACTGTCGAAGACCCGCTGCATCTTCTTGGATCCAACGGCACCACCCTCCCACACGCCATAGAGCTGGCGCTGGGGCAGGGCGAATTCATAGGCATCTTGGTAGAGCTGCTGGAATTCGTCCTTCTTGGTTTGCGCCAATTGCTGGCGCTTCAAGATTTGTTCGGGGGTCAAGCGCATGCCGCCTGGTGCGTTCTTCTCGTATTCCATTTTCAATCCTTGTCCATCTTGTACTTCTCAAGCAAATTTCTTCCCTTTGCCGCCAACCTTGCTGCAGCTCCAGCAGTGCGCGGCACCGGCTCACCCCAGGCATTTGCGGCCAGAGCCAGCCGGGTCGGATCTCCATCCTTGCCCACCAGAGGCCCACTTGGGTTGGTGTAGAAGCGGGTCAAGAATGAGCCCTTGCGCCGCGCACGCTCACCACCTGGGCTTGCGTCTTTGACTCCAGGCTGCAGGTTGCCGCTCTCACCAGAGCGCTCAAACTTACGCCGACCGGCTTCAGTCAAACCACCCTCTGGATCCTTGTACTTGCTCACTTCTTGTCTCGCGCTGCGGCCATGTTGTCAACAAGATTGGGGTAGGGTCGGCCAGCTTTGGCAGCCCGGCGCATGGCCATCCGCTTCTCAGCCGAAGACAGCTCCTTTGGCTTGGGCAGGTCATTGGGTCTTGGCTTGTCCCAGACTTCCTTCATTTGTTTTTCTCCTTGCTCATACCAGCCTCAGACATGGCAATGGCCACGGCCTGCTTTTGGTTGGTGACTTTGTCACCGCTTGAGCTCTTGAGCTTGCCAGCCTTGTATTCGCGCATGACCTTGGCCACCTTGTCTTTCATCTTGCTCGCTTTCATTTCATAGTGACTTGGCATTTCATCCGACTCCTAGTGTTTGTGTTGATCCCAATGTGCCGCCTCCACCCATATTGCCGCCATAGCCCAGCGTTTGTGGGCCACCATTTGCCGAAGCACCCATGAGTAGCGGCCTGGCCGTTGCAGATCTGGCGGCGAGTTTGCGGCCAGCCTCGCGTTCTGCCCCTTCGCGTTGCACACCTTCAAACTCGGTGCGTGCTTTTTCTTTGACCAGGGCTGCCTGCTGTTCAGCCGCGACACGTTGCTGCTCAAGTACTGCCTGCTCGGCCTTCAATCTCAACGCTTCAGCAGCCGCCTCTTCCTGCAACTTCTTTTGCTGCGCATCGTATTCAGCGGCCTGCCTGGTGATGACATCACGCTCTTTTTGAGCTATTGCTTCAATCTCAGCCTGTGCCTTGGTAAATGCTTCTTGATCAGCCAGGCGCTGTGCTTCCACTTGTGCCGCATACGTCCTTTGCTCATTCTCAAAGGCAATGCGCTCTTGCTCTGCTATTGCTTTCTGTTCATCAATGTATCGTTGCGTTTCAGCATCCAGCGCCTTATCTTCAAGATTCAATGCTTCTGTGGATATGGCACCTCCAGAAGAAATGAGATTCTTATTTTCATCGTAAAGATTTATGAACTCTGGAAGGCCGGTAGTTGGATTTGGCTGGCCAGAGCCACCCATCGCCTTCAAAGCGGCAGCCTCTTGGGGGTTGATGTGAGCAAGGATGGTGTCGCCACCACGCCCATGCTTGCGCAATAGCTCAACTGCCTTTTTTATTGCGCGCTTGTCTGCCATATCAGTACCCACGCAGGGATGTGATTTGCTGATCTTCCACGCCCATGCCAGCGAGGCCTGTTTCTGGTGTCAGCCTGGTCTCTGACAGCAGAGCTCGGCGGCCACTGCGGCGGCGAGCGGTCATCTGAGATGACTCTCGCTGGGCAATCTTGCGACGCTCGGCTTCCAGCGCTGCAGCCTGGTCGGTTGCTGCTTTTTCCATCGAGGTCTTTTGCTCTTGATACTGCTTTTGCTGTTCGGCAAGCTGAGCCTTGGCAGCTTCTGCAGCTTGGTATTGTTGGGCGGTCATGTTCTCCATGAGCTTCTTTTGCTCATCGGCAGTCAACTGGGTTTGCTGGAGCCTGGCAGCAGCATCGGTCTTTTGTTGCTCCAAAGCAGAGGCCTGCAGCTCGCGGTTCTTCTGTGACTCAGTGGCAGACTGCTCCCGCGCCAGACGCGCAGCCTCAATGGCTGCTTCGCGTGACTTCTGGGCTTCAGTGGCTGCGGTTTCACGCGCCAACCGTGCCTGCTCCATAGCTTCTGCTTGCGCTCGCTTGGCTTGGTCGCGAGCTTGAGCGGAGGCTTTTCTGGATTCGCTTACAGAGTAGACAGTCGCAGCAGCGGCAACCAATGGCACCCACCAAACGAACTCAGGCTGGCCAGTTTCCGGGTTGATCTTGTTCTTTTCATGGCCAACCGTGAACTCATCCAGGTTGCCGCCAGAGCTCTTGAACAACTCGGCGATCATCTGCTTGTTTTTGGGGTCAGCCATGATTTGGGCAGGGATGATGACCTCGCCCTTTGTCAGGTGGCCAACGGTGTCATCGGTGCCGCGACCCTTTTTGGCCGCTTTGTCCATGCTTTCCTCAAGATCATCGTCCATTGAGTCTTCAATCATCGTGCGCTTGTTGCGTTCTTTCATGGTCACCTCACAGTTGTCATGCAAAGGATTCTATTGGCGTTTGGACATGATGCAATAGGCTGTATATCAGCGGGATATACCCTCATGCAAACACGTCAAAGTCGGTATTGGCGCTGACTTGGCCAGGCGGCCTGGCACCGTAGCTGTTTGTGCGGGTCATGCGGTTGTATTCGCCACCGCCCAGCATCAGGTACCCAAAACTGTCGCCAATGTGTGAGTGTTCGTTCTTGTTTGGGGCATCTCTGAAGCGCTCCTGGCCAGCTCCCACCGCCACCCGCTTGAAGTGGTAGCCGCCGCCCAGGGCTTTGCGCAGCAGCTTGCACTCTCGGCTCACAATCAGGCCTGGCTTGCCGTTGATCAGGCGCTGCATGGGGGCTGCAGAGGCCTCCCGGCGCACCTTGAAGTCGTTGCTGGCCGTTGGTTGGGCCTTGAGCCCCAGGGTTCGCAGGAAATCAAAGGCTGTTACCTCATAAATTGCGTCCCTGGCCATGCCTGCCGGGTCGCCCCAGATCATTACCTGGTGGTTTGGCCACCTGGAGTTGAGCTCGGCGAGCAATTGCTGGCCAAAACGCTCCAGCCCCATGTCAAAGGTCACGATCTCATGCAAGATCTGCCACCTGCCGTTGGGCAAACGCTGGCCAATGGTGGCTGCCGGGGTCAATCCGAAGTCCAATCCGACCTGGATGGGCACATCTTTGCTCACTTCCACGTCGCCAGACATCGAGCTGTCTTCGTATTCTGGCCAGACGGGCCTGCCTTCTTGCACATAGGTGTACTCACCCCCGGCATAGCAGCGGATCCAGTCCAGGTTCTTGCCCAGCAGCATCTGCTGGTAGTAGCCGCCGGGCAGGTTGTTGACGTTCTCGGCGCGAGGGTTGAGCTTCCACCACTTGCCAGCGCTGTATATGTGGTCTTGGGCCTCGGGCATCTCGGGCAGGTCTTCGACATCGACCGGCACCACGCCACCAGGCTGCTTGAAGAACTTCCAGGCATAGGGGCCGGTCATCTTCTCCTTCTCGGCCATCTTGTGCCACCAGTGGTCGTCATCCATGGGGTTGGTGTCCATCCAGATCCCATGCCAGGAGGCACCGCCATCGCGCTTGGTGGGGTAGCGGCCAACCCGGTGGGTCAACCCGTCGATCACCGCCTTGGGCAGCTCACGCGCCTCATTGACCCAGGCACCAGTGAGCTCCAGCGACAAGAGCTTCCTGACATCCTTGGGCTGGTCAAGGGCCAGGAAGATGACCTCGCAGTCGATCCCAGCGGCATCCCCACGGGCAGGCAGCCGGATGTGGTGGGTGATGGGCGGTGTCCACAGCATGGGGCCAAAGGTGTTCTCAGGGAAGAGATCCAGCCACGTCTTGATGGTGGTGGTCTTCAGCATCGGGTAGCTGTTCCTGACAATCGCCCAGCGCGAGTACTTGATGCCATCAATCGGGCTTGGCTTTTGTTGGACAGCTTTCAGCATGATCTTTGCCGCGCAGCCATAAGACTTGCCCGACCCCACCGGCCCCATCACGCCCTGCACAAAGGCCTTGCTCTGGATGAAGTCGTAGATCACAGGCGACTTGCTGAAGTCCAAGTTGAGCCCGGTGATGGGCACCTCCTTGCCTGATGTCTCTTTGGTTCTGCTCATATCGATCCTTAATTTGTTTCTTGCGCCAGCCCGTCATCAGCGGCCTCACACTTCTCACAGCCTGGGTGATCAGGATCCCTGCAGTCAGGGTTGGCCATCAGCCTGGCACGCTGCTGGTTCAAAAAGAGCTGCTCCATGCGCATCTCAATGATGTCTTGGTCATCTAGCATCGTCTGGCTCCACATCAGTCACGTCTGGTGCCATCACATTGATGCCAAGCACAGACGGCCTGTCCTCGTTGTCAGGGTTGTCCAGCAAGCCACTTGCCTTGGCCAGCAGCCGCAGCACCCCGACCTTGTCATACAGCTCGATCTCCAGCGTGCTGTATGTGTCGCCATCCTTGTCCTTCCGGGTCTGAACCCGGATGTTCTTGATCGCGTGCAGCGCATGCTCCGGGATCTCATGGCTTGCCTTCACCTTGACATTGCCCTGGTCATCCCAGGACATGATGTCTGTCAGCTTGGTGTTGGCCATGGACAGCAGCGCATAAGCCACCGCCTCCTTGTTGGCCAGCAGGGTCGAGCTGCGCTCCAGTCGGCGCTGCACAGACCTCACCCCACCCCAGTTGGTCAGGGGAGGGATGACACTGGTCTGTTTAGGCCTGGCCATCAGAAAGGTATATCGTCATCATTGCTCACCAGCATGGGCACCGGGGCAGCACCCAAAGGCGGCACCGAGCTCGCCACAGGCTGCTGTTGACACCTGTCACCAATCTGACAAGAGATCCACTTCTCGCCAGCCTGGGTCGTCTTCGTCCAGCCCTTGAACCAGTGCAGCGTCCCGTCAGGCAGCATGATCTTGCCACTCAGGTTGGGATCCTTCCTGTCAGGCCTCATGTCCTTGTTTTTGAACAGCGACCCACTGTTGGGTCTGATCTCAAAGTTAGTAGCCATTTACAAATGCTCCTTTTGGTTGATTGTCGTACAGGTTGGAAAAGTGGGGAAAATTTGAGGGGAACCCCCGGACGCTACCGTAGGGGGTGGGGGGGCAAGGGTCGCGTTCCGGGCGCGTCGTCGGGCGCGGATCGCAGGCGCACACGCTGGCGCATATAAGGCCGCCGGTCTGCCAGCAGCAGGACACGCCTCGATCTGCCCGGCTTGTACAAAACCCATACGTTCGTCTGATGGTTGGACAGACCGATTTAAACGGCCTACAACGCATCGAATGGCTGGCTGGCTACCTGCGTACCAGCTCATGGTTTTGCAGGGCTTCCTGAGGCTTCCAGGTGCCTTGCCGTGGCATCGGATTGGTGCTCGATCACTGCATTGATCCACCACTCCAGTCGTTTGGGGGGCTCGACACCCTCGCGCCTGGCCGCTGCCAGCAGGTCGTCAACCGCCTGCTCGACCTGACCGACAGTGAAGTCCAGGTCAGTCAGGTATCCGATCAACATTTCTTCGTTTTGGTTGTTCAGAACATTTAAACTTCTTTTAATAAATATATCTCTAATAACCTTCTGACTAGATCCTGTTCGGTGTTTTGTACAACCCTCAGAGGTTGTTGATTTTTGCTCTCCAGGTTGTATCTCATCAATTTGAGAAGATGAGTTATCCACAGGCTGTTGGACTGCTTGTGCAACAACCTCTGGAGGTTGTATGGGAATGCCTTTGGACTGCCTCTTTTTGGCGATCTCTGCCTTCATCTTCTTGACCGTCAATGTGTCGTTGCCTGTTGGCATGGTGTACTCCTTTGGTTGTGGTTTGACTGACTTGAGTGCGCCTTGCATGAGCTTGGCGATTCGCTGTTGACCGGCCCTGCTGACTGGTTCTTCCATGGCTTTTTGGTCGATCTTTTGCATGACTGGTGGCCTCGTATCTTCAATGGTTGACGTGATGGTGATGGCATCTTGAGCGCTGATTGATGGGTCGTAGATGACCCGCCAGGTGTTCATGCGCTCGCCTGGCTTGGCCTTCCAGACCACTTCCAGGTAGCCCAGCTTGGTCAACTTGACCACTTGTTTGCTGATAGCTTGCTGGCTGACCTTGAGCTGCTCGGCCAGCTTTGCCTGGCCAACCCAGGTGATCCCGGCACGGTTGCAGTAGCTGCAGATCAGGATCAGGGCACGCATCATCCCCTCAGAAAGCCGCCTGTCAGTGCATGCGCGGATCGGGATCACGGCCAGCTTGCGCTGGTCTGGGATCGGATCACGCTCTTTGATGCGCGGCTTCTTGGGGATGCTGAAGGGCACGATGTTGTCAATCATGGGCATTGCGCTCACGGTAGATGTCCTTCATGTGCTGCCTGATGCGCTCGGCACTGCCTTGGCCATAGATCTTCTCGCTGGCCAGCAGCATGCGCTCCACCATGGCCTTGTCCTTCTTGTAGTCCCAGGCTGCCAGGATGTCCCTGGCCTGGCCACGCTCGGTGATCCAGCGCTCGGGCAGTGGGCCTGTGTTCTTTGGGTAGTGCGGCTTCCATGGCCGCTTCACTTGAGCTTGATCGCGTTGATCACGCGCTGGGCAATGGTTGGGTTCTGATCGGCTTTGATGCTCTCGGCAAGGTGCTTGCGCAGCCACACAACGCCGCCCAGGCGCGTCCATTCCCTGTGCTCATGAGGTCTGAGCCTTGCGCTGACTGTTCGGGTCACGCCCGTCATCTCACTCTTTGGTCTTGGCATAGTCTTCTTTCAAAATCTCGTTGTTGAGCTCCAGGGCAATGCGTCGCACCCCTTTGAGCAGCTCATGCAGGTTGTCCACGGTCTCCATCTCCCGCTCAAGCGCGTCTTTGAGCAGCGCGATCTGGTGGTGCAGGTTGCGCAGCTCACCGTTGGCCTCTTGCGTGTCGCGGATGATCCCGTCGTCATCCCGGAATAGCTTGACGTAGCTCACATGCATCGCTTGCTCCATTTCCAGTGGTTCCAGGTGGTCACGTCGCAGTCGAGCTCCCACAGATGCACCCCGGTGATCTTCTGCTGGTGACGGCGCAGCTTGCGCATGCCCTTGAGGTAGATCTGCCTGGCTCGCTCTTGTGTGCAGCCGAGCTCATGGCCAGCCTCTTTGAGCGTCAGTTCGTCATGCACGATCAGCTTGATGACCAGCATCTCTCGATCTGTCAGGGCTGCGTCAGCCAGGATTTTGAACAACAGATCTTTGGCCTCAACCAGATCCATGTCGTCCTGCAACTGCCATGACCACTTGTGCCGGGGCAGCTCGGGCAGCTCTTCATCCCGGCTGTACCAAATCTTTTTGACCTCGCTGGGCAAAGTCTCGGTCATGAGCTGGCCGTAGTAGGGCGAGCCACGACCGTTGCGGTTTACTGTGTTTTTGCCAGTCATCGTTTGTGCTCCCAGGCCTTCACAAAGGCATAGAGCACGGCCAGGCAGATCACTGCACCCAGCACCAGCACGCCAAAGATCACAAGCAGGTCAATCACGCGACTACCCCTCGCATTTCCCACCCTGCTAGAAAGTAACTCCAGCGGCCTTGCATGGCAGCGTTGGTATATCTGCCCTTGTCCATCTTTAAGTCATCTTCTGTGTAACCTTTGCCCGTCATCAGGGCCGTGAATACTTGTCGTGCTTTCATGTGTTCTTCTCCTTGAGTTTGGCTTCGGTTAAATCAAAAATACTGCCCTCTGATCTCAAAATCGTATCTCGCTCATCTTCCGTTAGCCCTACCCACACACGTTTTGGTTTAATAAGTTCTTCCTTTGCAAAAGTCATGGCTTGCCCCAGCTTCTTGACAAGTACATCTTCGATCAATGGCACTATGATCTCTTGCAGATATTCACGCAACGCATCTTCTTGTTTTGGTGTCATGTGTTGCGCTCCTTGAGTTTGCGCTCGACCGCGGCACCGTAAAACACCCAATCAGCACTCATGCAACCGCACTCAACAGCAATATCGGTATGTTCTTGCTCAGTCAGCCCAACCCATGTGCGATCTGTCGCCTCGATCTCTTGCCCAAGCCTCTGCACTTCGCTCATGGCGCGTTCTGCCAAGGCCTTCTCTGCTATCAGTTTGGCAAAGGCTTCCAGGTGATGCACAAATCTTGCTCTGTCTTTGCCCAGGCCATACAACTCCATGCCTGAGTCACGGGCCATCTCAATAATTTCTCGTGTCATTTGTCGGCCTCCAGTGCCCAGTGCAGCAGCGCCAGTGCGTCTGCTTCGTTGTCGTCAGTTACCGGGTGGCCAAGTAGTTGCATGGCTGCAACCATGGCTTGCTTGTCGGCGTTGCCCCGGCCAGTCGCGTGCTTCTTGATCGTGCCCACCGGCACGCCCTGGTAGGGAATGTTGTTTTGCTCGCACCAAGAGGTGAGGGTGGCCAGCAGTCCACCGTAGACATGCGCTGAGTCGGTGCTGGCGTGTCTGCGCACCTCTTCAAAGTAGATCGCGCTGATCTCTGGGCCAACGCTGCCGTAGATCTCAGCCAGCCACTTCTTGAAGCGCAGGTAGCGCATGCCGCCACCCTCGTAGCGGCCAGGCTTAAAGCTCGACCAACCATGCACGATGGTGCCGTCAGCCGCCTGGCAGGCCCAGCCGGTGGTGGTGCCCAAGTCCAGGGCCAGAACAACCGCGGTCATAGCTGGCCAGCCTCGCGCAGCGCCTGCACAAATGCCTCGACATCAGGGCAGGGCAGGTCACGCCAGCAGGCAGCGTCCCCGGTCATGAAGAGCGCCTCGGTGATCACGTCATCGGGCAAGCGCTGGCCTTCCTTGGCCTTGTCCAGTATCTGGGTGGCTTCCTGGTGTGTCATGGCTGGCGCACCCCAGACAAGAATCGCTGCAGCCGGGGCTGAAGCTCACCATATTTGGGCATGAGCTGGTCGCGCACGCACTGGTCAATCAGGGATGAAACGCTGCGCCGCTGGTCGGCAGCCGCAGTGTCCAGCAGCGCCCTGGTGGCAGGGTGCAGCCGCATCAGGAAGGGTTTGAGTTTGGGTGTGTCCATCATCCAAGTGTATATCACCTAGATATTGCACAGGCCACCCAAGTCACTGATTTAGCGCTGGATTAGGGTAAATCCCTAGAAAATACCGCCTTTTGGGGGTTGTACAGCGATATACAAACCGTGCTACAGTACACCCATGTTCAACGCACAGATGACGTGCAAGGAGTTGCAAACATGACCACCACCATCATCACCAACACCGGCAAAACAGAAGCTGGCAAGTATTTCGAGGTTGACTGCGGCAAGACCTCTGCCCATGTTTACATCAGCAATGCTGGCTACATCAATGTGTGCTGCAAAAACGCATCGCACAAGGCATGGAAAGCCAGTGGCCGTTACTTCCGCACATTTGGCGAAGCCTTGGACGGCTATAAGTCTGCAGAGATGAAGGCCATCATCAGCGCTGTGATGGAGGCCTGATCATGACACCCCACACCGGCAAATTCGTCGCCTACTACCGCGTTTCAACCGACCGCCAAGGCCAGTCAGGCCTCGGCCTTGATGCCCAGCGCGAGCGCATCATGACCTACCTCAATGGTGGCAGTTGGTCTCTGATCGGTGAGTTCACCGAGGTCGAGTCGGGCCGCATGAACGATCGCCCGGCGCTGGAGGATGCGGTCAAGCTGTGCAAGCGCGAGAAGGCCACCCTGGTGGTGGCCACCCTCGACCGTCTGACCCGTGATCTGGCGTTCGGCGCGACCCTTTTGAACGACACCAAGGTGCGCTTTGTCTGCGCCGACTTCCCCGAGGCCAGCCGCGAGATGCTGCAGATGCGCATGGTGTTTGCCGAGTGGGAGGCACGCAAGATCGGTGAGCGCACCAAGCTGGCGCTGGCCGAGCTCAAGAAGAAGGGCAAGAAGCTGGGCTCACCCACCCCCAAGATCGGTTCGGCTGCCGGGGTCAAGGTGGTCAAGGCCAAGGCCGACAAGTACGCCGACAGGGTGGGCCCCATCGTGCGCGACATCATCCGCAGGTCGGGTGCCGACACCATGCGCGACATCGCCGCCGCCTTGGAAGCCCGTGGCGTGGCCACCCCGCGTGGCAACACCAACTGGGGCCCGACTCAGGTTTCCAACCTCCTGAAGCGCATCAAATGACCGCCTGCACCCTGCACGCCGCCGCCAGTCGGGTCACCCTGACCGGCTGGTTGAGTGTGTCCACAATGCCACACATCGAGGAGATGTTTGTGTCTGACCCGTTGTTCAACTGGGAGCAGCTATTCCCAGAAGATGCCACCAAGCTGGGCGAGTACCTGCAGGAGATCGGCCACCGCCCGGTGTGCCGCCTGGACATCAGGATCACCAGCCTGGAAGAGCTCAAGAAGGCCGCCGTGCTCATCAGCGAGCTCAACAAGACGCTGCAGGTGCTGGCCTATGCCGACGACCGGCATGAAGCTCTGCGGGTGATCCTGGCCCGTGGTGCAATGCAACAAGCACGCATCGGATTGAAGTTTTTGCGCACCAAGAAGTTCTTGGCTGGGCAGAAAAAGGACACTACCCGTAGTGTGCCCTGGCCAATACAGGTTGGGGATTTGGACAGGCCTTGGAAGGGGCCGAAAGCAGATTGATTTACAAGGAGAAAATCGTGAAGCCTTTTTTTAAAACCGAGGTCAATGCGCATAATGTATATAGCGTCAGTAGAAGCCATAGGCACTACCTATGGTGTTCCGCTGCGCCAGCACGGCGACAGCGTGACAGCGTTGCTGCAGTGCAGCGCCTCTGCAATGGAGGTGCAGTATGAGCTACGAAGTAGAAAAAGACTGGATTACTCAGGCTGGTCTGCGGGCCGTCGTCATCATGGGTGACTTGGGTCACCGCTGTGGCTACGTTGGCATCCCTGCTGAGCATCCGCTGCATGGCGTGGAATACAGCGAGAAGTCGCCGCACCTCAAACTCAACCCCGAGCGATCCACCGAGAAGATGAGCCCCATACAGATTCTGTGCGGGGCAGGCAAAGACTTCGACGACCTCAACTCGCCCGAGTATGTCTTTGAGGTGCATGGTGGCCTGACATTCTCAGGCGGCAATGGCAAGTACCCGGTCGAGTCAGACCTTTGGTGGTTTGGTTATGACTGCGGCCATTCCGGTGATGCACCTGCGCCTGGATCGCGCATGGCCGAGTACGGCATCTATGAGGGCGATGTGCATCGCACGCTTGAATACTGCAAAGCCGAGTGCGAGTCGCTGGCCAAGCAAATAGCGGCCGTCATCGCCAATTCCACTGGCGACACTACATCTAGCGTCTAATCAAAAACACACCTTTGGGAATTAGAACCATGCAGATCAATCACTTAGAGCGAACATCTCAGACGATACCAGAACATCGTACTGTAATTGCGCATAATTTGTATAGTGTCAGTAGACACCGGCAACACTACCTGCAGTGTTTGCCTGAGCCAGAGGAGACCCTCGGAGAGAGGGTTGCTGCAGCCGCAGCATTTCTGGTGTGCATCGCCCTGTTGATCATCATCACGGGGTGACGCATGACTGTCAAGACCACCACCCCACCGAAGACCCTGCTGGAGGGCGCTGAGTACACAAGCGCCGCGGCCACTGACATTGAGCGCACCTGGCGCAAACACGGCTGGCTGCCCAAAGAGGAGCGCGAGGCCGAGCTCAAGGCCCAGCAGACGGTCAAACGCATGAAAACCAAGGAGCGCAATGATGCTGGCTCCTAACCTGGCCGCTGGCCGCGACATGCGCGAGCGCCAGCTCGACATCTTTGAGCAGCGAGATCACCAGTTCCTGGAGCGCTGCCGGGCACTAGCTGTGCTCATCTGCCGCCAGCAGGGGCAGGTCTCAATCAACGACATCAGGCAGTTCATCGAGGTGCCGCCGGGTGTCCACCCATCTGTCCTGGGCGCGGTCTTCCGCACCAAGCAGTTCAAACGGGTTGGCTTCATCGAGGCCGCCCACCCAGAAGCTCACGCCCGAGTGGTGCGTGTGTATTCCCTCGCCACCAACAAGGAGTAAAAAAATGGCTGGAAAATTAACCGACGACAAAGAGATGAGCGCCAGCCGCCTGCCTGGCCTGATGGGGTTCAGCAAGTACAGCAGCCCCAACGATGAGCTGCAGTTCTCGATCAACGCCATCGACGGCAAGGAGCGCCCCGACATTGGCAACGAAGCCATGGGCTGGGGCAACACGCTGGAGCCGGTGATCCTGACCGAGGCTGCCAAGCGGCTGGGCATCGAGCAGTTCGACACCCAGATCGGTCAGGCCTACACGCACCGCAGCTTCGCGCTGTCGTGCAGCCTGGACGGGGTTGGGTATGGCATTGGCCAGGAGATCTTCACCGACCCGGACAAGGGCCTGTATGTGGTTGGCCAGGACTCCATCGTGCTTGCTGGCCCCGGCGTGCTGGAGGCCAAGCTCACCAAGTCCATGCCCGAGGAGACCCCACACCTGGCCCGTGGCCCCATCCAACTGCAAGGCCAGATGCTGGTCACCGGCCACAGGTGGGGCGCGGTCTGCGTGCTTTACCAGGGCATCGAGCTGCGGGTGTTTCTGTTTGCACCCCACCATGACACCCAGAAGGAGATCGTCAAGGCGGTGCTGACCTTTGAGCACAAGCTGCAGGCCTACCGGGAGAGCGGGGCCATCGACTGGTATCCACCCGCGAGCAGCAAGGAGCTGGATCGGATCTACCCCATGGTGGCCACCAAGGAAGAGGTCGAGCTCGATGTCAGCGTGGCCGACCTGGCCGCCGGCATTGTGGCCAACAAGGCCGCGATCAGGGCAGCCGAGGCCAGCATCGAGAGCGCAGAGAAGCTGATCAAGACGCAGTTGGGCCAGGCCGAGCGGGGCAGGGCAGGGCAGTACCTCATCAACTGGCCCATGCGCAACTACAAAGCCCAAGCGGAGCGTTTGATCCCTGCCAAGGAACCCTACTCTGTGCGCCAGAGCACGCTGTCGATCAAGGAGCTGCAGCCATGAACCTTCCCGACAAGCCTGCCATCAGGCATGCCTATGAGCAGGCCGTTGTGGCCCTGCTAAACGCAACAAACGCAACCGAGGAAGATGCCGAGGTCTTCGTTGACGCGATGGCCGACCTCATCTTCACCACCATGCAAACCTACCTATCCGAGAAAGACATCAATGCAATTGACCACCACTAATCGGGGCTTTGCCCCAGCCACCCTCACTGAGGCCATTCAGTTCAGCGACATGCTGGCGAGCTCCAGCATGGTGCCCAAGGCCTACCAGGGAAAGCCCCAGGACATCCTGGTGGCCGTTCATTGGGGTATGGAGTTGGGCCTGGCACCCATGCAAGCCCTGCAAAACATCGCTGTGATTAACGGCAAGCCCAGCGTCTATGGCGATGCCATGATGGCCTTGGTGCAGGCCAGCCCGGTCTGCGAGGATATCGAGGAGTACTTTGAGGGTGAGGGCACACCCAACCCTGTGGCAGTGTGCGTGGCCAAGCGCAAAGGGCGCAAGCCGGTGACCGTCAAATTTAGCGTTGAGGATGCCAAGCGAGCTGGCCTATGGAATAAGGCAGGGCCGTGGTCGGCATATCCCAAGCGCATGATGCAGATGCGAGCTCGCGGGTTTGCTTTGCGCGATGCCTTCTCAGATGTTTTGAAAGGCTTTGTGATTATTGAAGAAGCGCTGGACGAAACACCACTGCATGAAGACGAAAACTTTGGGCATGTCAAAGAAAGAAGTCCAAAGCCACGCAACCCTCTGGACATGGTGGCCAAGCCAGAGCCGGTGGCCATCCCGATTGAGATCACCGACCCGGCAATCATTGAGGCCGCACTGGCCGACACGGTCGAGCCAGATCCAGTACTTGATGCGATTGATGATGCCATTGCTTTCGCAGACAAGATGGTTGAGCGCTTTGAAGTGGTGGACATACCCGAGGTGCATGAGACAAGCTCACCTGATGAGCCTGCGGTCATTGGCTTTGCTTTGCTGGTGCCCGGCAAGGAGCAGCCCTTCTCAGTCCACCAGAGCTTGGATGAGTGGCAAGATGCCTATGAGGATCTGGCCGACAAGACGGCCAAGGCTGGCAAGCGACCGCCACGGGAGCGCATGACAGCGCTCAAGGAGCTCAAGCAGATCAATGAGGAAACCATTCAGCGGGTGGACACAATCAAGCGATTGCGCCACACAAGCTCGTATCAGCGCCGACTCAATGCGTTGGGCGCTGCGCAGTAATCAAAGGACTGCAAGCACCTCGTTGGTGTGCTTGATGCGATCTGAGAGCCCTATGGCCCCGCCATTTATGATCTTGGTTAGCCTCTGGTGATCAAGAGCGTCAGCGGGGGCATTGCACTTGTGTGTTGACCAAAACCACCCGGCGGTCAGGGCTGCGTACTTAGGCGTGGCCACCAAGTCGGGCTGGGTAACCAGGTCAACACCCAATGCTTTGCTTGCGTGATGGTAATTGTCCGAGCCGGTCAATTGAATTAGACCTCTGCCGCGCATCATCCAGCCATCATTGCTGGCCTCGTCCCGGTTTCCCATGCGACCGCTGTAGACCTTGTTCGCGATAAGACGCGGCTGGCCTGCGTACTGGTTAGCGATCTCCATCGTGGGGAATCGCTTGGGCCAGACCCGCATCAATGTCGCTGCCTTGTAGTTCAAATTTTCCTCAAGCATTCTGAAATTGCCTGACTCATGCGAGCACTGGCCAATGAAGCAGGCTTGCTGATTTTTGGTGGTGATGCCAAAGCGCTCAAATGTTTCGTTCAGTGGATCAACCCACTTCACATCAATGTGGAGCTTGGTCAGTTGTTCAGCGTTTAGCATTGATTGCCCCCATCACTTGGTTGTAGCTGTCGATGCAGGCGTTGAGTTGGTTGATGGCACGGTCACCGTCGGCTGTGATTTGGGCGATGAGTCGGAGGACTTCTCGCTCCTCATCAGAAGGCGTGTCAGCCGGTCGGTCAGGTTGGGCTCTCGCTTCAGTCCAATTTCCGGGGGCAGCGGCGGCACTTGGGGCGGCTGATACACAACTGGGGGACGGGAGGCGCACCCGACCAGCAGAGATAGCGCGATCAAGTGCAGACTGTTTTTGATTGACAACATTGTTGACCTCCATGAGTTTGGTTGATGTTTCAGTAATTTGTGCAGTGAGCTTTTGCTCTGTCTCTCTGGCCTCTGCGTTCTTCTTTGCAATTTCAATTTGCATTTCTTGATCGCGGCCAACCCAGCCCTTGTGGTGACCATAGAAGTAGGCCGAGGTGCAGACAACAACTGCGCCCAGGATCAGGTAGGGGTTGGGTAGCCCGATCATTTGACTGATGCCCTGGCTTCAGCCTGGAGCTCGCGCTCTGCGTCATCCTCAAGGCTGGGCGGCGTTGTCGGTGGTGGCGGTGGCGACCAGCTCTCATCAAGCGGTGGGTTTGTCCAGACAGGCAACGCCCCAAATGTATTTTGTACAGGGGCAGCAGGCACTGGCGGGGTTGTGGGTGCCGGTGCAGCCGGGGCAGGGGCATGTGTGGGTGTGGGTGGCGGTGTAGGTGTAACGGCCTGGCTGACGGCCCCCACGGCACGCTTGCCCACAATCCCGCCAATGCCGCCGACAAGCAAAAGCACAATGTCGTTCAAGATTTTAGAGAACTGCATGTCGAGTGGGGCCATAGATTTAATTGGCTGAACGACAAAAATTAGGCTATAAAGTAGTACAAAAACGATTCCGAAAAGGATGATGGTTATGCAGACAACGACAAAGCCCCAGATTCTGATCTCAATGTCTTCTGCGGTGTATTTACTTTTTAACAT